TTTTGCTGAGCTTGCTCTCTGTGACTACTTGGGTAACTTGGCTAGAATGGAAGTTGGAACCCAGCTTCCCTAGACCAAAAAAAGATTGGAGGAAAAACAAGAAATGAGTACCCCTGTATTGGGAAGAAATGCTCGACTCTACAAGGACGGCGTTGTGATTGGCTACGGCAAAAACATTAGCGTGAAAGGCAGTGCAGAGCTGATCAAAGAGTACAGTATGGATGCGTTGACACCGGCAATTGTTGCTCCTGGCAAGCAGACCTTCAGTTGGAGCGCCGAGAAGCTGTACATTAATGGCGAATGGATGACTCTGCTATTGAATGGCACCGAGTTTGACATAGTGTTTCAGCCTGCAGGTTCCTATCTGGATGTTCCTTATGAGACTTGGAGTGACTGCGTTGTCTTGAATGTGGAACGTACTGCTGGAGAGACCGGCGGAGTCCTAGAGAGGGTTGACGGCGAAGCCAAGAGCGTCGATGTAACTGACGCCTAAGCGTGGAGAGAGCTGTGGATAAAAAGAAAAAGAAGCAGCAGAAAACTAATGATGAGCTGGCAGCCGAGTATGCCGCCAAGTTAGCGGAGCATGATGAGCAGCAGAAGGTTAAGGGCAGAATCTTTGATCCTATGAAACTGGTTGCTCGTGCAGACAAGATAACAACTGTGGATCATCCTGTGCTTGGTGAGCTGAAGTTTGGTGAGTTGCAGTTTGAGGATGCCTTTGAGATCAATGAGGCTAAGACGGACCTAGAGAAGACTGAGATATCAGCTTGGCTTATGATGCGCAAAGCTTACCCTGATCTACCAAGAGACTTTCTGAAGCGGATGCCGCTGATTGAAGGAGCAGCATTAATTGACTTTCTGACGAAGCAACCTGCTTTTTTATCAGCCCGGAAGCGTTCGCGGCGTGGCTCCAAGCGAACACAGAAGCGCAAGACCTCGGCATGATCCTGTACAAGTTCCCACAATACAACTTTGAGACTCTTCGTAAATTGACAGTCATGCAAATCAGGTTTCTTTCCACGTGGGCATGGTGGCATCATAGACATGGAGTGCAGAAAAGATGAGTCAGCAACTTGAAATCCGTATCAAAGCGGTCGATAACGCGAGTAGAACTGTAGCGGATGCCAGCAAAACAGTAGCTTCGAGCATGAAGAATGTCGAAGATGCTAACAAGCGGGTTGTGGAGGCTAACCGTCAGGTTTCGGAGAGCTCACGTGATGTTGTTTCTTCGCTTTCGGATTCTGAAAGGGCACAGCTTGGGAATGTGTCGGCTGCTCAACAACTTGAGGCGGCTGAGCAACGGGTAACAGTTACAAAAAAGGCGTTGAACAATGCTGTTCGGGAGCATGGAGCTGCTAGCGAAGAGGCTACCAGGGCTCTTCGTGAGTATAATGCTGCTCAGAGCGAAGCCGCTAGTCTCAGTCAACAGCTTGGAGGCAAGATTCAGGAAACAACACGATCAACAAAAGATTTGGTTGTTGGGTTCAGCGGGGTTGCGACCTCCGCTTTTTCGTTGTATGGTGCCTATGATCGTCTTGGCGCTGCGCAGCTTAGTATTGATCGCGCTAACCTGCAGGTGAAAACTAGCGCTGCTTCTGTAGAGAATGCTCAGAAGCGCCTGAATGATGCGATCGCAAAGTATGGTTATGGTAGTGAACAGGCGTCGACTGCTACTCGTGATTTGGAGCTTGCCCAGGAAAGGTACACTTTAGCTGCTGTTCAGGCAGATGATGCGCAGGGTAACCTCAATAATGCTATGGTTCAGGGAGCCCTGCAGATTATTCCAACTTCAATTACGATGGTTGATAATATTAGTAAGGTATGGAAGAATTTTCCTGACATGTCCGGGATGCTGAAAAACCTGAGTTCGAACGTTGCTGGGGTCGGCTCAACTGCCAAGACTGCTGCTTTGGGTGTTGGCGCATTTGTTGGCGGCTTTATGCTCGCGGATAGTATTTTGGGTGTTATTCCTGAGGATCTTCGGGCTATTGCCGGCGCGTTGACTGCTTCTATAGCTGCCATTGTGGCTACTACTGTGGCTTGGATGGCTTTTCATGGGACCATGACTGTTGGGGTTGCTGTTCCTATTATCTTGGGGGCTGTTGGCGCGGGGATTGCTGGCGTTAAGGCTGCTGTGGGTATGGCTAGGGGAGGGGTTATTCGTGAGCCTACTTTGGTTCTGGCTGGTGAGGCTGGTCCAGAAATTTATGCTCCGCTTGACAGGTTCGAGGCCATGGTTGATGGGGCTGGAGGAACTCAGTATATCACAGTTAACCCGACTATCAGCATTGGGAACATTAGCAGCGACGTGGATCTTGAACGGGTTACCGGTGCTGTGAGCAGGGGAATTGCTGAGGGGTTGCGGAGGCGGCTGCTGTGAGTTATGTGATTGGTAGTGTGACTTTGCCGTATGCTCCTTCTCGTACTACTAAACGGAATCCTGCGAAGGTAGAGGAGTTTGAGGTTGACGGGTTGCCTATTCTGATTGTTCCTGGGCATGGCGCCATCCAGCTTGATATTGAAGGCAGTTTTGTTGGCGTCAAATCTGATATCGAAACAAATTATCTTTTGCCTCTGGAGGCATTGAAGGGTACTGTGGTCACTGTCTCATTTCCTGATAGTCGGTATGATGGGGACTGGATCCTTGCTGACTTCACATATGTGGAAGTGAATGCCAAAAAATTCAGTTACACGATTAAGTTGCTGAAGGGGAGCAGTCACATAATTTTGTAGGGGCGATTTTGTTGGGACTATGGACGCTCGAATATTATGATGCTGGAGAAGAGGATTTTGTCGAGTTCACTGGTAGGGTAGAGGAGATTATTGAGGAGCTTAGCGGTCACGAAGAGGTTAGCTTCTTGATCCCTAACACTGCTGCTAATAGGAGTTTTGTTGCTTCTGACCAACTGATCCGCATCAAATTTGATGGTACGCAGCTCTATTTTGGGGTTCTCTATGACATTGAGTATAGCAAGAAGCAGCTGAAGTGTATCGTCTATAATGGCATCTATGAGTTGCTGAAGCGGCGGGTTATTTCTGGCGAGTATATTGGATACATGGCTAGTTCGGTTGCTGAGTTTATTCGGCAGGCTGCGGGGCTAATTTACATGATTGATTGTCCTGCAGACAATGTTGACATGATTTTTGATCAGACTCTCTGTTTCGATGCAATCGTGCAGCTTGCGGCAGTACTTAACAAGGATTATTGGGTTGTAGGCGGGGAACATCTGCATATTGGTGATCGTGGTTCTGCTCAGAGTTTTGATGGTAATATCGCTAATGTGAGCGAGCGGGGTATGGCTCGTAGCAAGAAGCGGGATAAGGTGCACGTTCGAGGCGTAAGCTATGAGGGAGAGGAGATTATGGGCTACGCCGGAGACGGTGATGATGTTGCTGTGTTCTGGTATGATGTTCCCACAACGGAGTATACTCTGTATGCGCTTGCCGTGAAGAAACTCGCGGAAATTAATATTGATGATGGCAGTGTTGTTCTAACTTGCCCTATTACGTCTGGGTATCATCTGTATCCGGGCGACACGATCACTTTGTCGAAACCTGAGCTTAACTTAGACGGCTCTTACAAGATTGTCAAGACCTCAAAGAAAAGAAAAAATATGGACATTGAAGTCATCAGGCAGAAGAGGACAACAGAGGATGTTCTAGAAGAATTAATGAAACAAAATAGTGGAGCCTTAAGTTCTGGAGTAAAAAATGCTTTTCCTTTTGATTGTTGGGAAGCTTTAATCGCACAGTTTGGTTTTTTCCCAAAGCGAGGAATTCGTTGGGCGGATATCTGGAAATATCTACCGAACATCAATAAATCTCTAATTCCTGCATCTGACAATACATATGATATAGGTGACATTCTTACACCATTGCGCTGGAAAGCTATTTTTGGGGTTTACGAGTTTCCAATGTATTTTGGTCCGTATAGCGATACAGCCGCTATGGTTCAGTTCTGGACAAAAAACAAAGCCGGCAGCGCTATTGTTGATCATCAATTCAATCCAACGGATGACGAGCATGGAATTCTTGGTTCTGAGACAAAACGTTGGAAAGAAGTGCACACCAAGTATCTGTTTGTCTCCAGCTCTGGACGGTTGGCTCAGCTGAATATAGGTGACTATGCGAGTGATCAGGTTGTTATTACTTCTGCTCGGGTATTGCAGAACGTCCTTGCAGACGCAGCCATAATTACAAGCGGTCAGTTCGAGTTGGCTCGGATGCCGAGAGATGACGTTGGGAAGTTTCTGAGGACATACGGAGCCGAATATGATCCTATGTATGCGTTGCTTGCTGTGGCTGATATTCCTAGTCTTCCGGCTTCCAAGATTACAACTGGAAAGTTTTCTACTGCGAGACTTCCATATGGCACTTTAGGCTGGTTCCTGAAGGGCTATGGTGCGGAAGTGGATCCTCATTATCAGCCGTTAGATGCGGAAGACATTCTTTCTGGCAGATTTGAGGTCGCTAGAATGCCTGATGGCGCTGCAGGATACTTTTTGAAGAGTTACGGAATAGGCTTTAATCCTGCTTTTCAGCCTTTAGCTACTGGAGATATTCTTTCTGGGCGCTTTCCTTTTGCTCGGCTTCCTGAAGGCACAGCTGGTTACGTTCTTGAAGCTGAAGGTGCAGGCTTCGATCCCATGTATGTCAATCCAAATGGTCGTTATAGTCCAGCAGGTCACGATCATGCAGCTGGTAATATAACCAGTGGAGTTCTTGCTGAGGCTCGCTGTCCTAATGTCTATTCTGGACAGGTAACCTTCAATGGCGGTATCGTAACTAATAGCGTAAACTGTGCTAACTGGCAGCTTGCAGACGCCATATTTGCCAATGATTTTCGCATAACTGAAGCTGAAAAGCTTGGCTACAGCAAGGGCTTGGCGTTTCTGAACGATAAGGGCAAGGTGCTGATGACTTTGGATGCGGAAGGCAACTTGAGTGTTACAGGTAAAATTAAACAACTTAAAGGAGATTGAAAAATATGGGATATTTGGACTATGCGAAGCAAGCATTGATTCTTCCGGTTAATGTGCCAGTTCATGATCCTTCCGGAGCCATTGTTCCCTATGAGGGCGGGATACTTCTATGGGCACTTCTGGAGTACGGCAGTACAACAGATGCGCTTGTTAAGGCGACTCTTGATGAAATGGTTATAATGCAGTTAGCGGATGGTGGTTGGTATCAGCAGTATTATCCGACAAGAGAAGCTGACGGTTCGTATGACCAAGCTGGATATCCATTCCGCGTCGATTCTGGCGCAGCTCTCATGGCAATAGTAATGTCCCGATATGATGCGAAGTACAGTAGTACCATATATGAGACAACGGTCCAGAAAGCTATGTCCTTTTTGAGAGCTTGCCAAGTTCGCCATAATTCAGTATATGGAAAGAATCTTCTTGCGAACCTCATTTACGGAGTTTATCCTGATGGAACGTGGTCGGATTTTGCTTTTGCTGCTGACTGCGCGGAATCTTTAATGTCGATGAAAATAGCTTTAGACACTTATGGCGATGAACTTCTTACTTCTGAGGGGTATTCAGTCAAAACGATGGCTAATGATCTCTATGAAGATTTTCTTGAATTCTGGAGCGGTGATGCTTCAGCTGCAGAAGATGACAGCCCTTTTCTGACAGCTTATCCACCACAATCAGAATTTCCTTCAGCGATTAGCTTCACTCAAGGTTTAGTTGCTCGTGCAATCTACGAGTGGGTTCACTCAGGATATAACACCGGTACAGACTATGAGCCGTACTGCAAGAGGGCTTTGAATTATGCTGTTGCACTTATGGCAGGAAAAAATGGTGGCTACTGGTATCACCCCTCTGATGGAGGGGGTACGCAATATTTTGGTGGAACAGAAGAGATTTTTGCTTATACAGCGTTGATGGCGCTTGGGATGCATATTGTAGATTCAACGACTTATGCTGATGTGATTGCTCGGAACAAATCTTGGATGGACTCGCTGACTGAAGATGATGGGCGAGTTTGGAATGAACAGCGTGCGAATGGGGCGTTGAAAAATGGTGCTTCCTTTGACATGAAATTCCTCGCAATAAGCACTGCATATATGTTGCTTGTAAAAGCTTCTGGAGTGTAAAACAAGTGATGAATAGAAAACAGCTAAAAAAAGTGTTGAGTGATTTGCGTTCAGGAGACCTTGTCTGCGTTGAGTGGTCTGATGCTAGTGTGGGCAAGAGTTCGGGGTCTGGGGTCAGTATTGATGTGCCGGTGAAGAGCTGGGGCGTGTATGTGGGCTTGTTTGGGGAGAGAGCTAAGCATATTGTTTTGGCTCAGAACAGTTTCAAGTATAGTGACGGGCTTTTCGATTTGGATTACACTGCTATTCCCGCAAGCTGGGCACTTGACCTAACAGTAATTGCGAAGAGTCACCTTCCCGCGAATGTTGCGAAGAATCTGGTTAACAGTTTTTTGCTTGGCGGTCGACGGGCATTCAATCATCAGCGGATGTTCCAGAGGAGGGCAAGCATTCATGAGAGATCCGATTAAGCGTGCTTTGGCTCGGAAGCGTGTCAGCCGTGGACGTGTGACAGTTGATGAGCCTAATGAGAAGCTTGTTTGGGGCGTAAAATTTGCTATTGGCATGACTGTTTGCTTGTCGGTTCTGGAGGTTGCACACATGGTGTTTATGGGGTCTTGGAATGGTGAAATATTCGCTACAATCAGCATGTTAAGTGGAACAATCACGGGGATTTTTGTGGGGCAGAAGGCATGAAGGGGAAGCCGTGGACTGTTGAGCTGGAGAAGCGGCTGAGGGAGCTTGTTGATTCAAGGGATAGTTTAGAAGTTATTGCCTCTAAGATAGGAAAAAGCAGGGCTGCAATAAAGATGAAGATGCGGAGGCTTGGGTTAGAAGTTGTTGTGCAGAAGCCTACAGATTCACGCACAACTACTTCTAATGTTGTTTTGCCTAAGGAATTGGTTAGCGCGGAGGATGCGTTGAAGATGCTTGTTGGTGCTCTAAAGATGGCTTGTACGCCTGGTTTGAGCAAGGTTGAGGTGCAGCGGCTTCAGGTTGTGGCGAATTTGGCGAGGATTTACAGCGAAAAGTTGCAGGAGTATTTGGATCTGCGTGGTTTGGAGCAGCGGTTGTTTGAGTTGGAGGGGAAATATGCTGAGCTCGCGAAAAAAGCCAAGGGCAACCGTTCTTCCAACTAAATTCGTGCAGGCGCGGGGTTCGTTGGATCAGCATGTTGCTGTTGTTGATGCTGAGCAGCAGCGTAAAGTTGAAGATTTGAAGAAAGAACCTGCAGAGTTTTTCAGGCAGATTTTGGGTTTTGAGCCTTTCAAGTACCAGCAAGAACTAATAGAATTGTTTGAACACAACCAGTTTTTGGCTGCTCGTTGGTGTCGGCAATCTGGAAAAAGTTGGACCATAAGCGCCCTGCTGCTGAATTATGCCCTGAATCATAATGACAGCTACATTGCTGTTGTTGGTCCTTCCTGGCGTCAAACAAAATTGAACATTAGACGGATATCCTACTTTTTGCGGAAGCTACCTGTTCAGGAAGGAATCCAAGCGCAGAGAACTAAAATTAGCTTCCGGAACGGCTCAGTGATTGAGGCTTTTCCGAATAATCCGGACACAATCCGGGGACCTACATTGAATGTTGTTTGGTGGGATGAAACAAACTTCACGGCGAACGATGGCGACCTTTACGATGCTATATTATTCACTTTAGGCACAACTGATGGGAAGCTAGTCTGCACGAGTACGCCATGGAATACTGACAGCCTGTTCTGGAGGATGTGCAATCACAAGGACTTCAGCGACTTTGCTCGGCATCATGTAACGTGGGAGCAGGCGCAGGAGCCCAATGGACCCTTACGCAAAAATATTCTCGAGAAAATCAGGCGGCAGTTTGGGGAGGATCCTATGCGTTGGCGCCGTGAGATGGAGGCAGAGTGGGCTGAGGATGAGGACACTTGGTTGCCTCAGAGTTTGATTGCTCAATGTATTGGTACTGACAAGAATTGTGGGGAGGATCTGCAGCCGTGGAATCCGGACAAGGGGTACCGTGGTGACCTGTTTGCGGGCTTGGATCTTGCTCAGACCCGTGACTATTGTGTTTTGGCTATTAATGAGCGGGTGAATGACCGTTTGCTGCTTCGGCATTTGAAGATTTTTCAGCAGCCAACCAAGTACGCAACTGTGATCGGGTATCTGAAGGTGCTGCAGGACAGGTGGGAGGGCTTCCAGAGAATAAGAGTTGACAATACCCGGGAGGGGCCAAGCATTATCAGCGATATGGAGGAAGCTGGGATCAGCAATGTTGAGGGCGTTACCTTCACAACTTCACGTAAGAGTGAAATGGCTAGTTTGCTGAAGCAGCGGATGATGAGCAAGCGGCTGTTTTATCCGTTTTTGACGTGGGAGAAGCCGTATCGTGGAGATATCTGCAGCGAATTGAATGTGGAACGGTTTGAGTTGCGCAGGGATGGCGCCCTGAGTTTTAGTCATCCACGTGGCACGCATGATGACGTCTTTTGGGCTGTTGCCTTGGCTGTTTATGCTACTGTGGAAATGAAGAAATTTGATTTGGAGGGGTTCGTGTTTGGTTAGGCGCAGAGAATATTTTAGGATCCGCAAGTTTGCTCGAAGATATAACCATGAGTCGGGCAAGTTTACCTTCAATATTAGCTACGAAACTAGGACAGATTTGACTCCGAGAACTATTCAAGTTGCTGAGGCTTTTGGGATGGGGATCAGCGACTTTCAGAAGCATGTTCTCTACGATAATGTTGAGTTGCAGATTGGACCTCACGACGTCGTGTATCTTACGGGCGACAGCGGTAGCGGGAAGAGTGTGCTGCTGAAGGCTGTTGTGCGGGATTTGAACCCGCAAGAAGCTGCTAAGATGTCTGATGTTGAGGTGGATCCTGACTTGCCGCTGATCGACACTGTCGGCAAAACAACCGAAGAGGGCTTGAAGCTGCTGAGCAAAGTTGGATTAAATGATGCCTTCCTGTTTGTGCGCCGCTATAGTCAGCTCAGTGATGGGCAGAGATACCGGTATCGTCTCGCCAAGCTGATTGAGTCCGGGGCTCAGTGGTGGATCATGGACGAGTTCTGTGCAACTCTAGATCGGGAGACTGCTAAGATCGTTGCCTACAATGTGCAGAAACTCGCCAGGAAGCTCGGCAAAGCAGTTGTTGCAGCGACTACGCATACGGATCTCTTTGAGGATCTGGCTCCCAGCGTTCACATTCACAAGCGATTCGGCAGAGAGATAGATGTCAAATATTATCCAAATCTGGTGCGCGCGCAATGCAGTTTGCTTGATGAGATGAAGGTTGAAGAGGGCACATACGAGGATTGGAAGGAAGTTGCGCCCTTTCATTATCGTAGCCACCGGATCGCGTTTTTGCAGAAGGTTTTTGTTTTGAAGCGTGGGGATCGGGTTTGTGGGGCAGTCGTTTATGTTTGTCCTATGAGTGCGGCTCCTGGCCGTAGCAGAGTCTTGAAGCTTGAGAATATGAAGGAGTTGAATGAGAAGCTGACAAGAATAGCTCGGGTTGTTGTGCATCCGAAATACAGGACTATTGGCGCATCCGTGAAGTTGCTGAGGGAGAGTTTGCCTCTTTGTGGGAAGCCCTATGCTGAGATGATTGCTGTTATGGCTCGGTATAATCCGTTTGCTGAGCATGCTGGGATGCGGAGGGTACTCGAGTCTGAGGTTGCTCCGGAGATTTTGGTTGCTGTTGAAAAACTTGGGGAGCTGGGGTTCACTAACTATTTGCTCGCTGTTCCGGACTATAACTTTGAAAAACTCGAGGGGAAGGTTCAGCAGGTGAAGGAGGTTCTGGGCTGTTTTGGATATCCGTATAATAGGCGGATTGCTGGGGCGCATGGAAACTTCAAGAAAAAAGATTATGTCGCCTGGCTTGCGGGTGCTGAAAGGGAGGAGTTGGCTAGGGCGCTTACGCGGTTGGCTCAGTTGAATCAATCGAAGGTGTATCTGTTTTGGAGCCACGAAGAGTCTACTTAGTTCATCAGCTGAAATGTAAAAAGAATGTGAAAAGTTCAGTAGCTGAAATGTTCTGCGAAGAGTCTTTATAACCACTACCTGAAAGCAAAGGAGGAAAAGGGGGTCAGTAGGTGACATTTTTGGGCGAAAAAGAGGTGACATTTTTGGGCGAAAAAGAGGTGACATTTTTGGGCGAAAAAGTTCAGTAGCTGAAATGTTCTGCGAAGAGTCTAGGGGGGCTGGTAGCCTCTTCGTGGGTTGGAGGGGCAAAAAAAATTATTTTTCGTTGATTACCGCGAAGGTGTTATCAACGATTTTTCCGTCATTTTTGGAGACGCCAATATCGACGAAGATTATGCGGTCCTCTTTTTCTTCGATATGGTCAAGTCCGCCTGCGAGGGTTGGTATCCGTTCGTCCTCTAATGTGCCTTCGTCGTCTGCGAAGAGTGCTTTCCATTTATCATCTGCTTTTTCGATTTTTTGGTACAATTCTGGGTTTTTTATGTCGATTATTTTTTGGTTTTTCATGCTTGATCCCTATTTCATAGTGTAGGTTTTTGGCTATTTGTAGCTTTGCCTAGCCTATTTTTGGGAGTTTTTGAGCTTAAATTCGTAGGCTGTGACGATTTGGTCGGGGTTCCAGCTTTCTGGGCCGTAGATTTCTTCCCATGCTTGCTTGAATTCTTCGAGGCTGCTGAAGCCTTCCTTCCTGACGTCTTCGCTGCTGATGTCACCTAGGCGCTGCCTGAATTTGCGTGTGACTATGATGTGTCCTTGGGGTTTGCTGAACCAGCGGTCTCTGATACAGTAGGTTTTGCCTATGGTCCAGGTGTACTTGTGGGTTCTTCGAGTCTGGGTTTTGTTGCCTGCTAGAACCTCTCGGAGGTGGCGTCGCTTAAAGATGGCCATGCTGTGCCGCTTCCTCTTCGATTGTGGGGAGCCCCTTTTTCATGCTGTAT